CAACTGCTATTCTCAAACAAGAGGGCATTGAGTTCGATCCTAAAGTTGTAGCAGAACTAATCACCAAACACTTTCCTGATTATCGTCGTATTCTTAATGAGATGCAACGATACTCTGTGTCAGGTAAAATCGACTCAGGCATTCTCGTCAATATGTCTGAAGAATCTTTCAAAGGTTTAATTAAACTTATGAAGGACAAAGACTTTACTGAAGTGCGTAAATGGGTTGCCAAAAACTCTGATGCAGATACAACTGCATTGTTTCGTGAATTGTATGACAACGCATCCGTAAATATGGATGTGAATAGTATTCCACCAATGGTTCTTATCCTAGCAGACTATCAATACAAAGCAGCATTTGTGGCTGACCATGAACTAAATATTATGGCAGCACTAACTGAGATTATGGCTCAGTGCAAATTCAAATGAGGATGCCATGGAATTTCTTATACTCTTTGCCGTACTAGTAGTGGGTATTCACTGGGGCTGGACTGCTCGTGAAGCAGTTGCTAAACGAAGAGCAGACTTTCTTTTATCAAAATTACAAGAGATAGAAGAAGATACTCCAGAAGATATTATCCGTATTAATATTGAAAAAGATAATGGTATTCTTTTTGTATATCACGAACAAGACAGTCGTTTTATTGTTCAAGCAAACAGTCGTGAAGAACTGGAGAATAAACTAAAAGAATTGTTTCCAGGAAAACGATTTGGTTGTTCTCCAGAAACCTTAAAAAAATGTGGTTTTATATTATGACTCCCTTTGACTTTATTAATGCAATTAACCTAACCAAAAAGAATCTGTTCGAAGATCCACAAGCAGAGAAAGACTATCTCCCCTTTCTTGTGAACAGGGGTTTGTCTTATTTTCCCGATACAGTCCTTTATGCCAACGAGATGAATCGTAACTCTGGCATCCCAAAAGACTGGCAATTTTCCTTTTTCCTAAATACTATACCAAAGAAAAAGAGATTCAGTAAGTGGCATAAAAAAGATGCCGATTCTGATTCCTTGACACTCGTTAAAGAGTACTTTGGTTACTCATCAGAGAAAGCATTAGAAGCATTGAGCATTCTCTCCGATGAACAGTTGGCTATGATAAAAGAAAAATTATACAAAGGTGGAAAATAATGACTGTTGAGATGATTTACTACGACTGGACTCCCGAGTCCATGCTTGAAGTGATACTGCCAGAACCAGACAATTTTTTAAAGGTTCGTGAGACACTTACTCGCATCGGCATCGCATCCAGAAAAGAAAACAAACTGTACCAATCGTGCCATATCTTGCATAAGCAGGGTAGGTATTTCATCGTGCATTTTAAAGAATTGTTCGCTCTTGATGGTAAAGAATCAAACATCACGAGTGGAGATATTGAGAGAAGAAACGCTATTGCTAGTTTATTGCAAGACTGGGATCTTTTAAAGATTCTAAATAATGCATTGGTAGAACAAAAAGCATCACTCTCTCAAATTAAGGTGGTCTCTTATAAAGAAAAAGACCAGTGGGAATTAGTTCCAAAATATAACATAGGAAAAAAATCAAAATGATCAAACTTGAATTGACAGTAGATGAGTGCAATACTATTCTTCGTGTATTAGGTAAGCACCCATTTGAGGAAGTTGTAACAATTATTAACAAGATTAAAGCACAAGGCGAGCCACAAGTGCTAGCCATGGCAGAAGCAGAAAAATCTGCAGCTGAAGAACCAAAAGCATAAATACCATTAGGCATAACTAATGATTTTACTTAGGTTGTTTTTATGTTCTCCGTTATAAGTATAAATGTCCTCTATGGACACTAACTTAATTAAGGAGAAAGATTATGTGGACAACACCGACAGCAACAGACATGAGATTCGGATTCGAAGTAACAATGTATGTGATGAACAGATAAGTTTAGAACCTACAAAAGAAGATAAAGAAATAAATATGCAAAAGTTACTTGAAAGTTTAAGTGACTGTGTATAAAAATTCACCTTAGGACCACTAAGTTACGAATCGTTATAAAGCAGACATGACGCACGATGTCGCTGGAATTGTAACCAGCATTAATGATATGCCTTCGGGGTATCAATTTTAATTTAACTCGCTTAATAGGAGAAACAAAATGGTAAGACAATTCATCCCCACAATTTTTGGTGAACACTTCAAAGACTTTGATAAGGTGTTCGTAGGTTTTGACGACCAGTTCTCGAAGATGCAAAGTCTTCATGACGAACTAACCAAAAACATCCCTAACTATCCTCCATTCAATGTTCGTAAGAACGGTAATACCTACACGATTGAAATCGCTGTAGCAGGTTTCGCACAAAACGAAATCGACATTACCATCGATGGTGGCAAACTAATCGTTAAGGGTAACTCTGAATCAAAAGATCCAGAAGATACTGATTACTTGTTCAAAGGTATTGGCATGCGTGCGTTTACTCGTGCATGGGCAATCGGTGACCAGTATGAAGTTAAAGATGCTGAACTGTTCAATGGTGTTCTAAAGATTGCTCTTGATCAATTGATTCCAGAAACACAGAAAGCAAAAAAAGTTCCAGTGAAGACTAAAGGGCAAAAAGAATTCTTACGAGAGGACGCATATGACAAAGCTGCTGAAACTCTTTAAGGATGTGTCTAGTGGGCTATATGAAGGTCTTCTTATGATGAGAAAACATAAAGCCGACAGGTTCAATAGATTATGACTAACTGGATCCCAATGACAGATGATGATTGGGATTGGGTGAACGGTAAACAACCTAAACCAGTCAAGTCGTAGAAATTTTAGGGAGTCTTCGGATTCCCTAAATACTTTCTATGATGAGAGCAAAACTATCACCCAACATGATTTCATTTGTCACAGTTCGTCGTGGCGAATGGGTCTTAAAAATATCTGTGTTTAAGAACAGACAGATAATGGTAGTTGCACAGCATTGTTATGAGTTGGAAAGATTGCTTGTTAGATTCTTTATTGACCAAAATCATGCTGCAGATTTTATTGAACAACTTGTTATAGAGGAATAGAATGAACGACATTAGAGTATTTAAATTGATCAGTGGTGAAGAACTTATTGCACAGATTTTCAATCATTACGATCGCCACATTGAATTAAAGAAACCTGCATCAATTGTAATGCAAAGAACAGAACAGGGTGTTGGAGTTGGACTCGCACCATACATGCCTTATGCGACAGGAAACATTGATCTACACAGAACTGCCATCGCATCAGACGCTGAACCTGACACTCAACTAGTCAACGAATATAGCCGACTTTTTGGCTCTGGCATCCAAATAGCCTCAGCATCGGCTCTTAAGTAAGTAAGTGCTAACTTACTAGAGACGAGAGACCCTGTAGAGACAGGGCTAGAATAACCCTACTTTTAGTAGGGTTTTTTGCATTTAGTTGTTGTCTTTAATTGCAACTTAGGGCATAATAGTTATATTATGATGAAGAAAGGTGAACAAATGAAATTTTCAAATATCGCTAAAGTTGGTCAAACTATCCGTGCTTATGACTTCAAACCTATGATTGGTCGTGAAGACTGTTTCGTTGAAGGTGTTGTTGAGCAAGTTCGTAACACTGAACAAGGTTATATGGCTTACAAAATTACTTGCACCAAAGATGTTTTCTCTGGTGACATTCAACCAAAAGGTAAACATTCTCGTGTTGGTAAAATTGTGTTCGTGCCATATGAAGTGTCATTTATGGAATACGATGCACGAATTTTGAATCTGTCTGTTTAATTGAAAAGGAAATTGATTATGAAAAAAGCTGAGAAACAAATGATTGTTGCAACGATTTATAATCGTAGTGTTAAAACCAAAGCTGAAGTTCGTGCTGAAGGTGAGAAAGCATTGAAAGCATTCTTACGCAAAGGTGGTGTGATTCAAGTTGACGAGAAAAAACGTCGTGTACCTAAGTCCAAGATGTCTGCAAAGTCGTCTCGTGGCTTTGTGTCTGGAACTGGTGGGTTTGCAACTGGATTCCCACGCAAAAGTCTTGCAATTTAATAGTTGTCTTTAATTGCGAGTTGATGTATAATAGTTATATTATGATGGAGAATGTGATGCAATCTTGGGAAGAAATGACTGTGTTGGAGCAAATGCAATGCCAGTTCTGGGATATGTATAAGGATGCCTATGGTGTCCGTCCTCGTGGTATCGATACCACTAGCTGGACTGAGGCTGACTTCGAAGCCGAATTCCAAATGCTGGGTAAGGTTATCGAGCAAGAGGACATTGCTCGCAAAGAAGCAGAAGCAGAAGCCACTGCTAAGTTTGAACAGCATGTTACCAATACCATCTGTATGGGTGCGAAAGATCGTGCCACTGCACTCCGCTGGATCATGGATGCCAGCCAAGCAGGTGATGACTGGGAATACTTCTGTTTCCTCAATGGTCTACCCTATGGTTACTTTAGGGAAGCAGCATGATTCTCGCTAAAGAGATCACTGTCTGGTCTACAGACTTTCAACCAAATCATACATATCTAATGAATGATTCGATGGATAAAATCATTGGGTATTTCAAATGGAACAATCCAAAAGACTTTACGAAGTTTAAGAATCCTCTAAGATTCGATACTCGTTATCGCAAATTCAAAATCCTCCAGCGTTATGAAGACAAAACAAATGCCAAGCGATGGAAGATTAATGGCAGTAAAGACCATGTGTATTATGTAGAAGAAACCGACAATGGAATGTCATGCACATGCATCGGTCACAAATATCATGGCAAGTGTAAACATATTGAACAGGTGAAGAATGAACATCAATAAATTTTTAGATAGTCTAGCTGCGAATGCCTCACGCAATTTCAAGATCGACCAATTAAACGCACAGAGCGATAACGAAACTCTGCGTGAGGTCATTCGTCTGGCTCTCGACCCATTTACGCAATTCTATCAGCGTAAGATCCCTCAGTATGTTACTGATTCTAAACAAACCTCTTTGGAGAATGCACTTGGAGCACTTTATGATTTATCTTCTCGCACTGTTACAGGTAATGCAGCAATCGAATATCTACGCATGTTGCTCGCATCTTTATCACCAGATGATGCTAAAGTTATCGAACGAATCATTCAGAAAGATCTGAAATGTGGTGTTGATGTATCCACTGCCAATAAAGTTTGGAGTGGATTGATTGCAGAGTATCCATGTATGTTATGCAGTCCATTCGAACAGAAGTTGGTTGACAAGATTAAGTTCCCAGCCTATGCTCAGATGAAGATGGATGGTATGCGATTCAATGCCATTGTTCGTGATGGTAAGGTAGAATTCCGTAGCAGAAATGGTAAACAGATTCATCTGTTGGGCAATCTGGAACAAGAATTTGCTACACTGGCAGGGAATATCGATTGTGTCTTTGATGGTGAGTTGTTGGTTATGCTTGAGGGTGATCATCAGTTTGCAGATCGTCAGACAGGTAATGGTATCCTTAACAAAGCAAACAAGGGTACAATTTCTGCTGAAGAAGCATCGATGGTACACGCATCTGTTTGGGATTTAATTCCGTATGTGATGTTTGAAGCAGGACAATGTTCAACTCCATACTCAAAACGATTCTCGACTTTGGAACAGATTGTAAACAATCAGAAGTCAGATGGTAAAAAGATATGGACAGTATCATCTACAATTGTAGAAACAATAGAACAAGCACAAGAGATCTTCCAAGAATACTTGTCTCTTGGTTACGAAGGTATCATCCTCAAAGATGGTAATGGTATCTGGGAAGACAAACGAAGCAAGACTCAGATTAAATTCAAAGGTGAATTGGAATGCGATCTGAAGATTGTTGCAGTTGAAGAAGGTAAAGGTAAGGCTACAGGAATGCTTGGTGCAATTATCTGCGAGTCTGCAGATGGGATTGTAAAGGTAAATGTAGGATCTGGTTTCAATGATGCACAAAGAAAGCAATATTGGAAAGAAAATTTAGTTGACAAAATCGTGGCAGTGAAGTATAATGCTAGAATCAAAAACAAACAAGGTGAAGAGAGTCTGTTCCTACCTGTCTTTGTAGAAATCCGTGACGACAAAGATGTTGCAGATTCTTCAAAAATTATTAAATGATACTCGAAAGCAAATTAAAACCAAAGAGATTTTTTGATGTTAAATCAAAACAGGATATGAGTCTTGTAAAAAGATTCATCAAAGACCAGACATGGGGAACTGAAGGATGTCCATTTTATCTTGAGTTTCCTTACACAACAATTCCAGATATGG